GGCCTCGACCTTGCGGCGTGCCTCATACCAGCCTTCTTGGGCCTGCATGAAGGCCGCACCGTCGGAGTTGTCGGTGGCCTCGCGCATCTTGCGCTTGAAGAACTCAAGGCGGGCCTCCTCGTCGGAAATCGCCGAGTCGAGACGGGCCAGATCGGCAGTGTGCGTCTTGCGCTCCACCGCGGCCAGCCGCTCCATGAGTTCTTGGTTCTGCCGCGTGAGCAGGGTCAGGCGCTGATCCTTCTCTTCGTTGGTGCGCTTGATGTACTCTTTCTTGGCGCGGCGTCGTGCCCGGCGGGCGTCGCGGATAGCGTCGGTGTCACCGGGTTGGTCTTCGTCACCAGAGTCGTCCTGAGCGGCCGCCTGACCGCCGTCAGCCATGTCCACGCCTTCCATGCCCTCGGGCAGTTCGACGATGACGGAGCCGTCCTTCTCTTCGGTGACCTCGAAGACCTCTTCTTTGGGTTTGGTTTCTGTGTTCATACGAATGCCTTCATCAAAAGCGGATTGCCAGTGACCTTCGCGATGATTTCGTGATCGTTCAGGATCATGAACAGCGCGGGATCTTCGTCATCCTCGCCGGGCACTTCAACCTCCCAGCGATCACCGCCCCACTTGGGGACGCGGATGTAGTCACCTGCCGAGCACCATGCGCCCTCAGGCCACGCGACCATCGTGTCGCGGTGCTTGAACGCCAATGGGCCGACCTCGATGACCTTGGCCACCATGTTGTTCCACTTCTCGGTTTCCTTGGTCTCTTCGACCAAGATAATCCCGGCACTCGTTGCCTTCTTTTTGGTGCGGCGCAACTGCACGAGAATGCGGCCGCCAAGAGGTTTCGCACCGGGGTCTACGCTCGGAAATGCCCAAGCCATCTCAGCGGCGTCAGCCGCTACCGGTTCATTCATCTTCATCGTCTTCCTTCATCAGGTTATTGAGTATTTCGAGGGCTTCTTCTAGTCCCTCGTTTCTTCCGACCAGCCGCTGATAGGTGTCCCAATTCGGCGCATTACCCTGCGCCAAGGACGAGGCAATTTGAGCCTGCGACGCCTTGATTCGGCCGATCAGATCGGAAATAGTTGCCATGAGTTTTTATTTGGGCTTCGCTTGCGAGAGACCTCCCTTCTGCGGTGCGGGCTGCTGGCCCTTGGGTTGCAGGGAAGTCCCGTCAAGTTTCTCGCCCATGGCGATACGCTTGTGCATCGGGATCATCATGCTGTCTTGCGGTTTACTGGTAGCCATTTGAACCTCCGAGTTTGGATTGATAGTCAATGACGATACGCTCCTTGTCGTTCACAATTCGCGCCGCATCTCTCGTCAGACGAGCCGTCTCGATGCGTTCCTTCAACTCCATGTCGCCCGTTGCGATGGCCAGCCGGAGTTCCATCTCCTCCATCTCACGCTGCTGGCGCTGCTGCAACTCGGCCATGTCCACCTGAATCTTGGCGGCCAATTCCTTGTCCTTGTGCTGCATCTCGGCCTGATCGCGGGCCTGACGGCGCTGGGTCTCGGCCATGCTGGTCTGTAACAGCACCTGCGCGTCGGGCGTCATGTCGGGCTTGGGTTTGTACTTCTGCGAGTCCTGAACCATCTTCTGGATCACCGGCAGGATGCCTTGCAGGGTCTGCTCGGCGTCCATCTCGGTGTGCTGGCTGGCCAGCGCGAACAACTTGTCCACATCCTTCGGATCGTCGAGCAGGTCGTAGTCGCCCAACTTCTGGCCCATGGCCTTCTGGACATAGCCGTTCATGCGCGAGAGGTACCACAGCACGATGTGCTGCTTGATGTGCTCGATGGCCTTGGGCAGGAAGCCCGGGGCGATGAAGGGGTTGGCACCCAGCACCGGGTTCTTCGCGAAGTCGAGGTGGGCCTGAATGTGCCCAAGGTGATCCTGCTCGGGGTACGCGAACGCAGCCTGCCCGATGGACATGGCCACATTCTCGTTGGCCGCATCCATCTTGGCCGGGGGCGGCACATCGGTCATCAGTTCGTTGATGCCCGGCACCTTGATCTGCTTGAGGAACCGCTGGATCACCGCCCGACGGTTGAACAGATCGGGGTTCTTGTCCATGATGGCCATGACCGCTTGGGTCTGGGCCATGCGCTGGGTCTCGCTGAAGATGTGCGGGTCAGAGACCGGGATCACATCGGTGATGCGGGCGAAGTCCTCGCGCTTGACATCGAGGTCTTCCACCACCTCGGCACGCTTCATGTCGTCGAGGTACCAGCGATTGATGCGCGACAGGATCCGCAGCACCCGGGCCTGAGACTTGTGCAGGCGTGCGTGGATCGACGAGAACACCGCCGCGCCCTGCTCGATCAGCGCCTGCGTGGTACCCACGGGGGCCGTAGAACTGATGTCGGCGATCTTCTCTTCGCTGGTGGTCACCACACCCTTGGCGGCGTCGGTCAGCCAGCCCAGCAACTGGAACAGCACGGGGCTGGGCGGGTTGAACGGCATCGGCATGGCCAACTTGCGGACATCGTCCACGCCCGGGGCGGCCTCGATCTCGGCCACCTGCGTGACTTCGACCTGCTGAGACTGGCCCGAAACCTTCGCGCCCTTGAGTTTTAGGAGCGTCGCGGCGTTGTTGATGTGGGCGGAGTCCAGCAAGGCCCGCAAAGCGCCCGTAAGGGCCGCGGAAAGCCCTCCAATGAGGTGCGGCAGGCCCACGGCGTAGGCACCGCGCCACGGGATGAATTTGTACTCGACGATCCAGTCGAGTTTGGTCATCGTTTCGTCGCCGTCTTCCCAGTTTCGGTACAGACCCACCACCTCGGTGTTGATCTCGTCGATCATCAGGATGTACGGGGCCGGTTCACCCTTGGTGTAGGGGTCGTTTTCGATCTCCAGCCACGCATAGATGTGGTAGACGCGGCGCAGACCGTCCTCGTTGTCGTTTGGAGACCGTCCTTCGATCTTGTCGGTGGCCTTTTGGGGGCCGGTCGGCTCGGGATCCATCGTCGCCCGCACGAAATCGGTGTCTCGGTACAGGCCAGAGGCGATTCGGGAGCGGAATTCCCACTCGGAGATGTCATCGACCTCGGTCACCCGGGGCGAAGTGTAGAAATTGGCTGCCGCGAAGGGCAAAAGCACATTGTCGATGGGCAGAAACTGGGCGCAGGGGCGCTTTTTCTTCTCGTCGTACCAGATCTTGAGGTACTGCGAGCCTCCAAGCGGCAACTGGGTAAGCATTTGCTCCTGCTCGTCGCAGAATTCCTCGATCTGCTCCGACAACTGCCAGTTCATGTAGTCGCGCTTGCGCTCGGCAATGGCCACTTTCTCCTCATCGACATCGCCGAGGATCTTCGTGCGGGTCGGGCCATCAGGCGGGAACAGTTCCTTGATGGCGCGGGCAGCGAAATCGACGCACGCCTCGGCCATCACGGGGTGCACTACCTTCGATGCGCCTTGGAAATTCGCGCCGCCGGGGGCGTCGTTGCCCAAACCGGTGCGCTTGATGCCCTCTTCGTACTGCTTGTCGCGCTGCTTGCGGGCTTCCTTGTCCTTTTCGGCCAGTTCGATGTACCGAAGGGCCATCGTGCTCATTTCGGTCAGGCCAAGGATGTCGGTGTCGGCGAGGTTCTCGTAGAAGTCCTTGCTGTCCATCGGCCCGGTGGTGTCCAGACGGACGCGAACAGACCCATCGGGCAGTTCTTCGAGGTCGTCGTCGGTCAGTTCGAGTTCGACCTCCATGCCCTCTTCGCCCTCGGGCGGCTGCTCAGGCGAAGCATCGTCAGGGATTCCCTCCACGAAGCGCCCAAACTCGGGGTCAATCGGCATCTGTGTGGCCATGTTCTGGTTCCTTTATTCGTTTGAGGCCATGGAAAGCCCACTGACGGGGGCGCTCTGCTGCTCCATGAGCATCATGATCACCTCTTCAGGGCTGACGCCCATCTCCCGCGCCATATCCAAAATCTGCATGGCCACCATCTCGTCCTGCGACGGCTGCTGCGGCTGCTCGACGGCAGCCAGACCGCCCTCGTTGTAGCGCTTGGTCACCGAGCCGCCCTCCTTGCGTAGGTAGTCCTTGCCGCGCAGAACCTCCTGCATCACCTGCAAGGGGCTGCGGCCAGTCTGCTCGGCGGTGCGGCGGATCATGCGCTCAAGGTTGTCGATGTACAACTCCGGCTTGGTCTTGAGAGCCGTGACATCGGCAGACCCGTACCAGCCCAGCGCTTGGGCCTCGGCGGGGTCAATGCCGCGGCGCTTGGCCGCACGCTGCCAGAAGTCTTCGAAGCCCGCATACTCAGACCCAGAAGGCGCAGCCTCCCAGAACCCGGGGCGCTCCTTGGCCTCCTTCAGTGACATCCGGCCCTCAGCGACATCCTTGCGCGGGAAGTGCGTGGCGATCACATTGCCCTCGTCGTCCTTCTCGACCAGTTTGGACGCCAGCCAGCGCGGGTCTCCGCGCTCGATGATCGGGCCTCGCACCGCGTTCACATCCACGGTCACCGGCCGCAGGTTGCCCTGATAGTTCCGGTAGAAGGTGCCCAACTTCTTGTCGGGCGGCAGCGCCCCCTCGATGTCGCCAGCGGCGATCTGCTTGCCGCGGCTGAAGATATCGCCCTGCGCCAGCGAGCCGTACCCGGGCGGCAGTTCAATCGGCGTGCCCTCGGGCATCGGCTCCTTGCCCCGGCGGATCTTGTTCGTCAGCAGGAAAGCGTCATCCGGCAGGCCGCCGGTCTGGCTCAGGTGCCACAGGTACGAACCCATGCGGTTCTGCTGGTCAACCGGGTTGCGCTGGGACGCGGAGGCCATCTGCGCGAGGAAGGTGTCGAACTCCTTCTGGCTCAGGCCCGCGTCCATGGCCACCTGCCGCAGCGGCTCGGTGCCGTACCACTCCCGCATCCCCAACTCTTCACCCTTGGAGATCAGTTTGTCGGCCTTCTTGCGGGCGGTCGGGCTATCGAGCAGGTCTTGCATCCGCTCGGTGTACTTGGGCGTCTTGCCTGCGGCCCGGGCCTTGTCCACGCTGGGCATCCGCGGCAGATCCACCTGCGGTACGCCGGGCGTGTACATCCCCTGACCTCTGGGCATCAGCGGCAGGCCAGTGCCCTGCGGCGTGGTCATCGGGGGCGTCTTGGACTCCAGCACCTCACCCATCTTGGAAACCGATTGGCTTTCGATTGGCTTGGGAAACGGTTCTACCGCAGGCAGTTCAGCCGCCTTGGGTTGGTCGGCCATGCCCAGCAGGCGCTTCAGGCGGTTCTTGGCGGCCTCTTTGGCCCCGGCTGGTACTGTAGGCATCAGCGGCTCCTCTTGATTGCGGCAAGGCCGCCTTGTCGTTTGGTTGTCTCGCGGCCGAACTGATCTTGCGGGCCGCGGGCCAGCATCTTGGCCGCCTCGTCTACGGACAGTCCGCGGTTGACGAGATCCACGATCTGGTTGAGGGTAGCGTTGTCGGTCAGCAGGCCGTACTTGTCGGCCGCCCGCACGAACTCTTCGCCGCCGATCTTGGCCGCGGGCATCACCGCTCCGCCGCGGGCAAACGGTTGCACCGGCGTGGGCTTGTACATGATGGCCGTGCCTTGCTGCGGGTTCATCAGGCCCTCGTAGCCGTACTCCTTGGCCATGCGCTCCACATCGGTGAAGGCTTGGGAGGGATCGGCCACGCCCTTGTTGTACTTGGCCGTGAACGGGGTGCGGTTGGCCTCGGCGGCCAGCGTGCGAAGCAGCAGAGGATCGGACGCAAGGTCGTATAGACCCTCGCTGCGGGTGCCGTAGCGGAAGCGCCCCAGCCCCGGCTCAGGACGCACCGTAGACGGGTCGCCGGTGTAGAAGTAGGATCGCTCCATCACCGGGTTGGCGGTTCCCGTGAGGCGCTCCATTTCCCGGCCCTTGATGCCGGTGCCGTACCGGGTCGGGTCGAGCATCTGGAGATCGGGCGAATGGCTGAAGTGGGTCAGCATCTCCGAGGCCGCGGTGCCCGGCTCCGGCCGGATCAGAGGCTGGATGTACCCGGGCATCCCGCCGGTGTAGGCGGTCTCGATGAACTCAGGGGGCAGCAGCACGCTCTTCTGGGGCGCGAACTGGAAGCCTCCCCATGCCTCCCCCAGCAACTTGTCGATCTCGGCCACATCGGCCTTCTGGCCGCGTCGGCTGGCCTCGTAGCGGGCCTCATTCAGGCGGTTGATGCGGGCCTTGATCTCGGCGTTGACAGGGGTGTAGTTGACGAAGGAGTTCTGGCCCCGGGTCTCGCTGGCCATGGCCATCCGCGCAAGGGGGGAGAACATCTGGGCGTGCGCCCCGTAGGCGATCTCCTCACCCTTGGGGCCGAACGGGTTGCCATGGACGGCGTGCCCGTAGAAGTCGTGGATGGCCCGGAACATCTCGTTGGTGTTCAGGCCGGACTCGGGGTCAAGCGCGTTCAGGAAGTCGTGAGGGTCGCCGCCTTGGTAGACATACAGGTGCCGGTTGCCGTACACATCGCGCAGCATCTCGCCGCTGCTCTGGTAGTTCCCCTCACCGGCGCGGTGGTAGGACATATTCACCGGCAGGGCGTGGAACTGGTCGGCGGTCTCTTTGGCCAACTGGCGGTAGGACGCCTCCAGCAACTGGTCGTAGTTCTGTGCGCCGGTGGCCTCGACCAGTTCGGGGTAGCGCTTGCCGTATGCCTCAAAGACCGAGCGCTTGTAGGCGTCGTCGCCGTCGGCGGCCAGTTGGAAGGTGCGCCCGATGGCGGACTGCTTCGCGAGACTTGAGGGCGGCATCTCGGGCAGACTGTAGCCCTTGCCCCCGACGCGCTGGCTGTAGTCGTCGGCCGTGCGGTAGACGAAGTTCGACGGGTCTTTGATCAGTAGGCTGATCGCCTCGTCCGATACTGGTTGCGGAACATCGCCTCCACCTGATCCTGCGGCAGTGTCGGCTTGCCGTACTTCTTCTCGTACTCCCCGATCCTTTGGTCGAGCCGCTTGAGCAGATCTCGGTTTGACTCTGTAGAAGGGGCCTTCTTGGGCTGTTTCATATCGACTCTCCTTTATTTTTGGAACCTCAGGCGTGGCCATCGGCTTGAAATTCTCACCACGGCGCAGCGCCCGTGCAGCGCGGACGGTGCCTGCCGCCCCGGGAACCAGCCCCAGCGCAGCGAAGGTGCCCTCGACACCCGCACCCACCACATCGCCCTGCTTGGCCGCCTGCACCGCCTGCTCGCCTCCGCGCACGGCCTCCTGCGTTTGCAGGCCCGTGCCCAGAAACGGCACGAAGTCTGCCAGCCCAACATTGAGCGGCAGGTTACTGCTTGGGCCGCCCATGATCGTGTCAGCACGCTGGCGGGCTTTATACCGGTTGACACCGAGTTTCTCTAGCCCGGCCTGCAAGCCTGACGCAAGGCGCTCGCGCACCGTCGGGTCATATGGCTTGATTTCACCGGTGATGGGTACATCAGCCATTAACTTCCCCTTGGTGAATCAATACCATCATCATAATCGCCGCGCACTGTCAAGTCCACCTACGGCTTGATGTAAGCCAGCGGCTCGTTGACGCGCATGACCGACTTCTCGGTGGCCTTCAGATCTTGCAGCACCTCGCGGGAGACCAGTTCGAGGTCGTGCTTGCGAAGATGGCCCTCGATGATGTTGACCCGCTCCACCGCCCACAGAATGCGCGGGCTGCGGTGCAGGCGCAGGCGAAAGCGTGCGGAGAAGGTCTCGCACTTGGCGAAGTCGAACCATACCCAGATGGCCACGAACCCGCCCGGTGCCCCGTACAGGTTCAGGCCCAGCCTGAAATAGTCGCCCTCTTTCTTGAAATGAATCATGGTGCCCTCCTCAAACGGCGTATGGGTTGACCCGGCGCGGCCTGCCGGTGTCGGCGTAGTCGTCCTCGTCCCAGTCCTCTTCGGGCGGGGGATCGACCTCCAGCCAGCCAGCGTCGCGCAGCCAGCGCAGGGCCTGCGAGGCGGTATCGACGAAGTCGTCGTGCGTGGTCTCGGGGAAGGCGCAGATCTGGCTCACGAAGCCCTCGGCCCAGTCCCTGACATATCCCTTGCGCTGGCTCGACTCGGGGATCCAGACCCGGCCGCGGGCGATGATGTGGGAGACGATGTTCAGGCGCTGCACCTTGTCGGCCTTGCCGGGGTTGTAGGCCATGACCGGCAGATGCGCCCGCTGCAAGTCTTGGATCAGGCTGATGCCCGAGGACTTGTCCTCGATCAGGATCAGATCCACGCGCTTCTTCTCCTTACCCTCGCCGAAGACCACGCCGTACTCCTCGACCACCTTGGGGCGCAGGTCGGGGTACTGGAGCCTGTCCTGCCACGCATCGATCAGCATGACCGACATCGGGCCGTCCAGCGGCTTGAACACGCCCCAGACCGTGCAGGCCGTGGGATCGTTCTGGGTCTTCTCGGTGGCGGCGCAGTCGTAGGACTGGAGGATGTACTCGAACTTCGGGAAGGGCTTGCCATCGGGCCACAGGCGGAACCAGTCCCGCTTGACGATGCCGCCCTCCTCGGGGTCGATGATCTCGGCGTAGATCTCCTGCCGCCCCAACTTCGTTCCCTCGTAGGACAGGATCTGCTTCTTGAAGTTGTCGCTCAGGTTGGCCAAGTTGGCGTAGGTCGAGGCCGTGGTCAGCACGACATCGTCACCCTCCCGGGCGATCAGTTCGAGGATCAGATCCTTAGGCTTGGGCGTCGTGGTGCAGATCAGGCGGGTCTTGAACCCCTCGCCGAGGGTCAGGCGCAGGCCGAACTGCATCATGTCCCATGCGTCTTGCAGGTACTCCCACGCGGCCAACTCGTCGCACCAGCCGCCATGGAACTGCGGGCCGCGGAAGCGCTCAGGCTCGCTGGCCGGGATGCCCTTGATCAGGCTGCCGTTGACCAGCCGGAGTTCATGCAGGGCCTTGTTGTAGTCCTCGATCAGGAACGCGGGGATCACCGACACCAGCCCGGAGTCGCCCTCGAAGCAGGTGCCGCGGACATCGGCGCTCGTGGGCGCTGCCACCAGCCAGCGGGTCTTGGGGTACTCCCACGCCCACCAGCCCAGTTGCTCGGCCGCGGTGCGGGTCTTTCCGGCTCCCCGCCCGGCCAGCATCAGCCAGATCGACCACCAGTCCCCATGGGGCAGGGTCTGGTGCGGGAGGGCGTTGTGCTGCCATGTCAGCCGCCACGCGGTGGCGAGTTTCTTGTACGGCGGCAATTCCTTGAAGGCCGCCTGTACTTGGGGATCTGCCAGTTCAGCGAGATCCATTGGCCTGCCGTTTCAACTCAATGTTCTGGAGCAGAGCGGCCATCATCTTCTCGGCCTGCGACTCCACCTCGACCTTCAGCGGGTTCTCGGCGTCACCGGCCAGTTGCACCCGGTCGCCGAAGCGCTTGGGATCCCACTTGGCCAGCAGTTTCAGCCGGGTCTCGATCTGGAGTTTGCGGTGCCCCAGCATCTCCTCCTCGGTCACCGTCACGCTGTCCTTGCCCTCTTCCGCCCCAGACGAGTACACCGTCTTCTTGCCCATCTGCGGGGTGTCGGCAATGATCAGGCACTGCTCGGCCAGCGCGTCGTATCCGATCTCCCGTGCGCGTGCGATGTTTGCGGAAAGACCGACGCCGCCTCCAGCAGCAACAGCCTCGTCATCCCGATACATCCAGTCGTAGATGGTTCTCCATGCTGGGAACCCTTCCATGCGACAGATCTCTTTGAGGGGTATTCCTTCTGCGAGGAGGTTGCACATCTTCTGTGCGATATCGGGGGAGTATTTGCTTGGGCGGCCGGTTTTCTTGGCCTCAAGGCTTTTGGGCGCGATTTCTGCGGGCGCGGCTGTCTCACCCTTGCTGGGGGCCGCTACGGCCTTGGTGGCCTTCTTCGCTGGCTTTCTCGGGGTTTCTGGCTTGGCCATATTCCTCTCCGGTTATTTTTGAACTGTCGCCAGT